ATACTTTCTTCTTTAGATAAAGCATATTTAATTACTTCATCACAAAACTTAGGAGTCAAAACTCCACTAAAATACCAGAAATAATTAGATAAATTCATATGTAATAGTTTGTATAAAGTTTAAAGAATCTGTTTGATTGTTTGTTATGTAATACATCTGCGTAGATGGAAACATAACAAATGAATTATTTGTTAATGGTATATCCCAATTTCTTCCCGCTCTTCTGTTTTGATCATAGTGTATGCAAACACTACAATCTTTAACATTGACACCATAAAGAAATGTATAATCAGGAGAATTTCTTAAATCAACTGGATCAATATTTAATAAAGGAATAGATATTTCTTTGGGTTTATAAGCATTCCCCCACGTTTCTTTATTTACTAAAGTAAAATCGTGTTCTAGTTTTATATGCTCTCGCATATAAGTATTTAACATATCCCAGTTTCTTGAAAATGGAAATTTAGAATTTTTAATTTGTGATGATAAAATATCTTTTTGAAGTTTGTCTCGGTCTATCTCAAAACCTTTAGGCATATCTACAGTGCCATAATGTAAATCTATTTCAGATAATACTTTCTTGTGCATACCACATACCTTTTTAATTTATGCTTTGCTGTCTGTCAAGTCCCAAGATTGGCCAGCTTCATTCCAAACATAATACCAAGAATGTGTGCCACTTTCATTTTGTGAAGCTTGTTCTGCTGTTAAAGCTGGAGCATCACCTATTGGTGAATCCCAACTAGCAGTTGTAGTATTTTTTACCCAAGATGCAAAAGGTTTTTTAGGCCAAAAGATTTGATTATCTTCGTCCCATTCATAACCAATACCTGCGTAATTTCCTCTTAAGGCTTTTGAGTCATCACCAGATGAATGTTTATTAGCTGATGTATTATATGAAGTTTGAATCCACATTGGAGCAGGCCAATTATTATGTCTCTCTAAATATTGTTGTCCTACTTTTTCATCTTCAACGCCATCAGCATTTTTCATATCGTTGTTACCACAAGTTAATACTCCGATAACTTTTCCATTCATTCCTATTTTTGCAAAGTGTGCCATATGTTTCTCCTTATATATTAATTTTAAATTTGTGTAAATACATATTAATTTTGATATTTATATCTAATTACTACTATTCCAGAACCGCCAGATCCTCCAGCTACTGCACCTGGATAACCGGATCCACCTCCACCGCCACCACCTGTATTATCTGTTCCATTACCACCTGGTTCTGCACCAGCTCCACCACCACCTTTGCCACCACTTGCTGGAGTTACAGCTCCTGATCCTCCTGCACCACCGCCAGCGTAATATCTAAAAGAACCACAAGGAACACCATTAGCACCAAACCCTGTTGGTAATCCTGCTCCGTCTCCTCCTGCTTTAGCAGAACTACAAGCTCCAGTAGCTCCAGAACACATTGCACCTCCTCCACCACCACCTTGTCTATTAGGTGATGCGTATTGATATGGTCCTCCTGGATTACCTTGTGGGGGAGCTGTTGGTGGATCATTTCCATTTCCTCCAGCAACAGTGCAACCACCGGTTCCTGACATTCCACCACCACCTGAACCGCCCGGAAAACCTGTTCCAGCACATCTTGGATTATTATAACCACCTCTACCTCCACCAGTAGATGTTATTGATGCAAAAACTGAATCAACACCATTTGCTCCATTTCCATTTGGAGCGCAAGTAGCTGGAGGTGCTGGATGTCCTGCACCGCCACCACCTACTGTAATTGGATATCCTTGAACTGAAATTGACAAAGCACTTGGTGCGTTTAAAGGTTTACCTGGAAAAGTTAATGGAGCTAAACTAGGAGAAGCAAATCTTAATCCGCCTGCTCCACCTCCGCCTCCAGCATCCCCTAGTCCTTTTGCAGGTCCTGAACCTCCACCTCCAACTACTAGATATTCTACTGTATCTGAACCAGCAGGATTTCCTGCGACTGATACACAAAAAGTTCCTGGGCTATTGAATGTATGAATTCTATAATCTCCACAAGTAGTAATACAACCACCTGTTGCCGTTACATATAAAACTGTAGGGGCATCACTTTGATTTCCAGAGTCTGTTACAATCCATCCTTTTGTAGCATCTACATAAACTAAGGTAACTGCTACTCCATCTGTTGATATAGTTGAGTTAAAAGCTGTTCCTCCAATGTTAGAACCATTTCTTAATAATGTACAATTAGCTGTATTAAAATTTTTTGCATAGTCGGACACACCCACTACATCTCCTGCTGTAGGTGAAGCAGGTAAAGTTACTTGTACTGCTCCTGTTGTTGCGGTGTCTACAAAATATCCTGTGCCGGTAACGGCTGTAAAATCTACTGTTTTAGGTGTTGTATCCCAAGATACAACTCCTGTGCCACCAAAACCTGTTGCTGTACCATTGTTTGAAATCGTTACACCTGCAGGGATATTAAATGTATCTCCACTATCTCCTAATGTTGTAGTTCCACAAGCTGTTCTTGGACTAATTTTATTTACTTTAACTTCACTCATAATTTTTCCTATTGAAATTTATACCTTATTATTACTATACCTGATCCACCGCCACCACCTAATTTATATGTACCACTTGGACTTGAAGAACCACCTCCGCCTCCACCACCTAAACCAGCTGTTCCGGCTGTTGCAGGAGTTGGACCACAGTTTCCTGTTCCAGTTCCACCGCCACCTGTTCCACCTGGAATTTGATTTGTACCAGAACTTCCTCCACCTCCACCTCCAGCGTAAGCCGTTGGTGATGCTGAAATTTCTGTTGTAACTCCAGCTCCTCCTACTATTCCTATTGTAGTAGCGTCGGGTGCATCTCCTCCAGCAGCGCCTGCTCCACCACCTGCAGCTCCGTATCCAGCTGTACCGCCGGGATTTCCTTGAGAAGGAGTTGTTGAAGGGTCATTTCCTGTACCATCTAAATCTCCTCTTTGAGGAGAAGAATTTGTTCCACCACCGCCTGAACCACCGGGTGTGCCTGCTCTTCCTCCTACTGGACCTGATGGACTTCCTGGACCAGCACTATCTCTTGATCCGCCGCCACCACCGCCAGCAGCTACTATCGTATCAAAAATTGAAGGAGTTCCAGTTCCACCTGCATTAGCATCACAAGGTGATGCAGCTCCTCCACCACCTGCTTGAATTGGATATCCTTGAACTGAAACTGTAATTCTATTTGCGGGAGTTGAGTAACCACATAAAGGACTTGCTGTATAACCTGTTGCTTGTGGACTTTTAGCTTCTCTAAAACCACCAGCTCCGGCTCCACCTGCATAATATGCTGTACCACCAGCTCCACCGCCACCTACGACCATATAAGAAACTTCATTTTGTGCTGCGCACGGTGAAAGACTTATAACATTAAAAGTTCCTGGATTTACAAAAGTTGCAATTTTAGCATTAGCACAATCTGGTGCTGTAACTAAAGTATTACACGCGCCACTAACAGTAGCAGAAACAAAAGGAGGGGCTCCTCTAACATTAGATGTTGAGTCCATAGTATTAATCCACCCTTGAACTCCATCTACATATACAAAAGTTACTGATTGACCTTTAGTAGAAAGTGTTGCACTTTGATTTGTAGAACCAATTTTATCGGTACCATTTGGAACAACCGTAACAGCCAATGAATCCCAAGTAGCTGCGTAATCCGCCATAGAAATTATATCTCCAGCAGAACCTGCTGGTAAATTAAGTGTAATTGCGCCTGATGTTGTATTTAAAAAATATCCTTTTCCTGATTCTCCTGTTACTGGAGAATCGCCTGTAACTTTTGGAGTTGTAACCCAATCTACAGTTCCTGTTCTACCTAAACCTACTGCTGTTCCATTATTAGTTATAGTTCCACCAGCTGCAATCGTAATTGATCCACCTGATTGAACTTGAATTGCTCCACCTGATTGAACTTGTTCTGTTACTCCATTAGGAATAATAACGGTATCACCATTAGCTCCTACGGTAATATTAGTTGAACATTTATTGATGATGTTTGAATCATCTGAAACTTTATTTATATTATCTACTTTAATTTTACTTGTCATAATTATTGAAATTTATACCTTATTATTACTATTCCACTACCACCAGCTGCACCTTGTGAATACGTAGCACCATTAGCCGAACCAGCTCCACCACCACCACCAGTATTAACTGTTCCTGCCGTTGCAACATTAGTAGAGTGACAAGCACCTGCTCCACCACCACCATCTCCACCTTTTCTACTATCGATTGGGACTGGAGCGCAATTACTTGATCCACCTCCTCCACCAGCATAAGCTACTGGACTTCCTGTAATAGTTGTTGTTGCACCATTTCCTCCTAATCCAAATTGAGATGTACAAGAAACGGGATATGCTCCGCCTGTTCCATTTTGACCTGCCGCAGTAGCTCCACCACCACCACCTGATCTTGCTCCTCCATGGACATGCTGACCTGAACCACCAGCAAAACCTTGAGCCGGAGTTGTACTAGGTGTATTTCCTGCGCCACCGGGTTGTGAAGTCATCGGGCCTGCTCCTCCACCTCCACCTGATCCACCTGCTACTCCAGGAGCATCTCCGCCTCCGCCACTACCACCACCAGCAGCTACTATCGTATCAAAAACTGATGGTGAACCCATACCACCATTTGCACTTGCACCAGGGCCAACGGGTCCTCCACCACCTACTGTAATTGGATAAGGTGAAGCTGAAACTGTAATTCTATTTCCTGGAGTTGGATAACCATTTAAAGGAGAACCTGTATAAGGTGTTGATGGAGAGACTAATTCTCTATATCCGCCAGCACCACCAGCACCTGCAAGGTGTGTACTAGAATATGGATATGCACCATATCCGCCACCAGCACCACCAGCAACCACCATATAAGAAACTAAATTATGAGTTGCACAAGTTGCAGCTTGTGAAACACAAAAAGTTCCTGGATTTACAAATTTTGCCACTTTAACATTAGCACAACACGGAGCTGTAGTTAAAGTATTACAAGCTCCACTAACAGTAGCAATCATAAAAGGAGGGGCTCCTCTTACATTAGAAGTTGAATCCATAGTATTAATCCAACCTTGAACACCATCTACATAAACAAATGTAACTGATTGACCTTCTGTACTTAAAGTTGCATTTTCATTTAACGAACCTATTTTATCTGTTCCATTTGGACTAACAGTCACACTATATGTCTGCCATGTCGCTGCGTAATCCGCCATTGAAACTATATCCCCGGCAGAACCTGCTGGTAAGTTAATAGTAATTGCGCCTCCTGTTGTATTTAAAAAATATCCTGTTCCTGAAACTGCTGTTACTGGAGAATCTCCTGTAACTTTGGGAGTTGTTTCCCAATCAACCGTTCCTGTTCTACCAAAACCTGATTGAGTTGCTCCTGAAGCTAGTGAAACTGTACCACCACAACGACCTAAAGTTACTGTCGTTGCATCTACTACTGCAGTTTTACAAGCTCCACCACCAACTGTTAAAGTTGTGCCTGATTGTTGTGTTATTTGATCTACTTCTACTTTACTCATTAAACTATTACCAACGTTCCTGTTACAGTAACAGTTGCTGGAATAGTTATTGGACCTGCAAGAACACCGTTCTCGACAGTTTGAGTTCCATCAATTGTTGCCGCTTGATTATTTATAAATTCATTTGGAGAAGTCTGCCCTCCAACATATTGGATTCCGTTTATTACTGCACTCATAATTCCTCCTACGAACTAATTTGATTAATGTATGAAGTAACAATATCTAAACTACTTGCTGTATTTGATACTGCATTTAATACATCGCCATTTTTTAAAACAATTTTAGCTCCGCCTTGGATTAATTCGATTGCAGAATTTGGTGGAATTACAACACCTTTTGCAAGGTATTTATTTCCACTATTTGTAATGTAAACATCAACTTCAATTGTAGAAGTTAAAATATTACAACATCTAATTCCTATAACCGCATCATAATCCGCTCCAGTTACAAGAGTTTGTGCAACTGTTCCTACTGCTGATTGTAAATTGTTTCTAAAGTTTTGTGCCATATTTTTTTCCTATTTATAACGCCACGGCCATTGCTAAAGCAAAACCGGAGCTTGCTGCTCCTACTGGACTACCTGCTGCATCTAAATATACTGCCTTACTTGCGGGCAATGTACAAAATACATCTAATGTATTACCAGTAAAATTTACTGCTGCGTCTGAATTAGAACTAGTGATGACTTCTGTTCGTGCAAGATTTGCACTAGTTGCATCTAAAGTTCCTCTTCCGACTTCCCAATTACTTGTACCGTCTTCATACGCGGCATAGTAAGTTTCGTTATTGTTTCCAATACCTGCTGAAAAAGTTTCAAAACCTTGTACTGCACCAGCTAGTGCAATCGTACCAGTTCCTGAAGTAGAACTCGATTCTTTAACTCTATCATTTATTACTAACGCCATTTATTTTTTACTCCTATTACGAATTAATACTTAACAAAGCATCAGCTCCAGAAGGTGTTCCTGCAGTTGGTGCTGGAAAAGTAACTGTAAATGTTCCATTAGAGCAAGAAAATGTTGCTCCAAAATCTAAAATCACAACTAATTTATTTGTATCACTAGTATTGTAAATTGCTGCGCCTAGTGCTGAAAAAGTAGCTGGTGTTGGGGAACCCCAAACAGGATCAGTAAAGTCTACTGTTGCATAGTTTGCAACATTTGAAACTGCATTACCTGTTAAGGCTTGTGCAGCGTATTGACTTCCGCCTCCTGAACTAACTTCGCCTGAAGCACTGAAAACAGTACTTGCAGTACTGTATGTTGCTAGTGTTGTATACAAAGAAATCGTATACGTATCATTTACAAAGTCATGGTTTCCTTTTAAAAGTTCAACTGGGAACGAGTAAGGTACTATATTTGCCATTTTGTTTTTTCTCCTTAATTATTAATAACTCGATGGGGATTCGGATTTTAATTGAGTACGAATAACTCCATCTTGATATTCATCTCTG